TGCGCCTGATTTTAGACCAAGCCAATGGATTCATTGTGCAGAACAAGATGATAGCTATTTAGATCCAGAAGAAACTTTTAACAATTTGTACAAGGAGTAATGAAATGAAAGGCATGGGAATGAAAAAGAAAATGACTATGGCAGGTGGCGGTATGATGAAAAAGAAAGGCATGGCTGGTGGAGGTATGATGAAGAAAAAGGGCTATGCAGGTGGCGGTATGATGAAAAAGGGTTACAAGGCTGGGGGCAAGATGCCTATGGTAGAAGACCCTAAAACAGGGAAAATGATTCCTGAGTTTGCCGCTGATGGTATAGGAAAAATGAAAGGTGGTGGCAGAACATTCAAGTCGTACCAAGGAAAGAGTAACTTGGTTAAAAATAAGTCTGCTAAGGGAAAAAGAATAGAAGAGGCAAAAAGAAGAAAAGAAAAGAAACTGAGGGAGCAAGGCAAAAGCTCTTTCAGAGGTTCTGCTGGTGGACTCAAGCCTACCACAACGCTAGAAGGTAGATTGCCTGGCAGAAGAAGAATGAAAGATGGAGGCATGACCAAGAAAGGCTACCAAGCTGGAGGAGCAGTTGGCGGAGCAGCAGGAGCAGCAGGAGCAGGAATGGGAGGGAATTTGTCTCCCAGCCAAGTACAAATGCTTATGGATTTAATGGAACAAATGCCAAGAGGCAGAGGAAAGATGGGTGGTGTCAAACAAGCTCGCCCATTGCCTATGCCCAGACTTAAGTCCAAAAAACCAGCCGCACCTACTCAAGCAAGACCCATGAAAAAAGGCGGCATGGCTAAGAAAAAAGGCATGAAAGCTGGAGGTGTGGTTTCTAAAGGCAGAGCCGCTGGAGGAAAAAGAGGAGATGGAATTGCTATGAAAGGTAAAACGAAAGGTAGGATTGTTTAACAAATGTCTAATTTAGTTGCTTTATATGCAGACCCTTCAAAAAGAACGCCAGAGGTTACTCAGGCTTATCTAGATTATCGTGCTGGTGAGCTAGATATATTTGGTAACCCCAGAGGCACTCCTATAGCTCAATCTCAAGCTAATCCGTCTAGCATTGTAACTCAGTTTCAACCATCTCCAGTTGCTGCTGAAGAACCAGTTGTTAGTGAAGCTCCAGCCGTTAGTGAGCAAACTCCATCTGTAGACACAGCAGCGTCTGACTCCGCTACGGATATAAATCAACTTTATGTGAGAACTTATGGAAGACCTGCTACCCCAGACGAGATACAATATCATGTAAATCGATTTGGGTCGGATTTAGATCCTCAAGAAGCACAGAGTTTGCAAACAGAGATGACCTCTGTACCTGGTTATACACCTCC